TGGCGAGAACCAAGGATTTGCAGTTTGAGTACGTGAAAATGAAAGTCAAGCCGCAGGAGTACGGAAAGATCAATAAGTTGACCCGTGCACTCGGTGATTTTGGTGTTGAAGCTAGTTTAGTTGGTTTTATGTTATTTAAAATTCTCAAAGAAGCATCTTCCGAAAATGTTGTTGATTTTAGAGGGGGTCGGATGCGTTTCGTAAAAGAGCCGTCGCCCGCTGTTTTGAATCAGGTCTTTGCGGACCTACATGAGTGTAGTTATCGGTATTATTTCGTTTATTTCTCAGATGATGCAGTTCTCACGTTCTGGTGCGATGGTATGTTGATTAAAGTCAATACCGACATTAAGGATTGTGACACATCCCACACCGATGATCTCATTGAGTGCGAGTACCGTGAAACGCCATCTTTTATGCATCCTTATATTAGAAAAACTCTTGAGCAATTGCGCGCTCCTTTGCGCGTCAAATCTTATGAAAACCCTAAGGAAACTTTGTTATTGCAACCTCTTCGTGTCGGATACGAGCATCCGCCTTGTAAACCCGGCATGCTCTTGTCGTCCGGCCATTGCGCCACCACTGCTATTGCTAATCGTGCTAATCGCATGATAATGCATTCGATTGCGTGTCTGCCGCAGATCCGCCCTGAATTGCTTGATATTGCTGCACAGCGTGTCGGTTACCGCATCGACTGCAAGCCTGTTGAATTCTTCCAAGATTTGCAATTCTTAAAGCATTCTCCTGTGTGGACATGTGAAGGTTGGGTTTCTGTTTTGAATATTGGTGTCTTTTTGCGTGCGTCCGGTGCCTGCAAAGGCGACTTACCCGGGCGAGGTGATCTGCGTGTGCGTGCGCGTAAGTTTCAATCTGCGTTGTTGCAGGGGTTGTACCCCAACGTGCGCAACTCTTTCATTGACCGCTGTAAAGCGGCCTGTGCGTGTCCCGTTGTTGAGGATGAGTTTCATGACGCCGTTGCCTTGCAGTTGAGCTATTCTGCACGCTTCGAGCGCACTGACACCGTCTACACCATCGAGGACGCTGAGCTTTTCTATCGTTATCGTGCGAATGCGCGCGATATGTCTGATCTCTACACCTTCGCTGACTCTGATTTCGGCGATTCTTCCAACTTTCCAATTCTAGCAAAGATTTTAGAAGTAGATTATTCGGGTTCCACAATTGAGAGTGTTAGACGCACCAACACAACTGAGAAGTTTTTAGCTGACGCGTTACGACGTTAGCCGCTTCTCTTCTTCTTTCTTCTTTTGTAACACACACACACAATCTCGC